GCCCCCTTGCCGAATGACGCCCCCTTGCCGAATGACGCCCCCTTGCCGAATGACGCCCCCTCGCCGAATGACGCCCACTCGCCGAATGACGCCCTCTCGCCGAATGACGCCCTCTCGCCGAATGACGCCCTCTCGCCGAATGACGCACAATCTCCGAACTTATTAATCAAGCGATAATCACCGCTAGGGCATATGCGAAAGCCGTATTCGTCAATCGGGAATTTGTCGTATTCTTCTTGTGTGTATTTTTTCATTAAAATTTAAACCCCATCTCTTTCAAAATATTAACGTCCACAGGGACATAATATTTTGTCGTTTTCCCCTTAATCACGACCGGCCCGCCACACGTCAGGCATTGCTCTATTTTTTCATTCGCCAATTCTTTTTTAATGTTTTCCATAGTTGCAGAATTTTTCTTCAAAACAACATCGTGCATAAAACCCCCCGCAATATTTGCATTCAAACCATCCAGATTGTCTAAACATATTTCCGCATTGGCAGAAACAATCCCCAGCGTTTTTTCCTGTAATCTCATGGAATGAAGTTTTCCAAACGTCATAACTAGCCATAGTATTTCGAGAACGGGCCGCGACTTCCCTTGTACGGGCTTTTTCTCTTTTTTGATTTTTTATTTTTCATGATTAATTTTCACCGTAGCATGGTGCATAATCATTTCATGCACTTCCGCTTCCTCCCTGTCATCGAACACCATAAAACATTCGACACATTTAAATTTCATTCTTTACCTCGCTGACGTTATGATTTAGCCATTGCTTATGATCTAATGCTTCGTCAAACTCGTAAAAATATGCGCCGCAATCGGAACACTTAAACATCAGGCCAACTCATTTTCTAAACATCCATTCCCGAATATTCCATTGTCATCGACAAATGTTTTTTTCTCATTTGAGTAAACACGGCCACGCTTATTTAATTCAACTTCCCATTTTCGATCTAAATAACCTTTGGCCATCCAAACAAGCTGATCCCACGTCCGGCAATTTTCTTTCTCAAGTTGTCTTTTTTGGTTTTCGAATATTTTTAATTCAGACTCTATTTCCATCACAACTTCACACAGCTGGACGTTCATGTTCATTTCATTACCCTCGCATCGGGACCGTCGATTTTTACCACCTGGCATAATTGACTAAGCCGTGATGGTATCCGATCCCCTATCATTTCTGACATTTTTCCTCTTCCTAAATTTGTCGTGACAATCAATCCGTTAATGCAAAGTTCTAAACGTCGATCGATTATTTCCCATAGGATTGATGTCCCCCAATCAGTTTCTTTATGGGCGCCGAAGTCCTCAAGAATCAGCAATGGACACATCACCAAACTTTCTATTTTTGTCGCCTCGTAAGTAAAACTTTTTTCGACTCTTAAGTGTCTGAGCAATTCGCTAACTCTCCACCGTTGAGAACTTAGAAGCCTCGGCATTGACTCCATTGCGATTGCCACCGCGAGATGACTTTTCCCAACACCAGTAGGCCCGACGAGCATTAAATTATCTTTCGACGGGTCAAAACTTTTTGCAATTTTTAACGCTTCTTTTTGGCTATCAGTTTTTGGCTGATAAGAATCGAAATTGAAATTACGGTATGCAAATTCACCGCCGATAATTTTTATCGCCTTTGTTACCGTTTCCTGAATTTTTCTTTGGTTCTCTTTTTTCACTTTTTCTAAGTCATTGGCCTGCTTGCATTTTTTACACAACCCGTCGAAAAAATCGCTTTCCCACCGGGCATTTTCGACAACGAATGTTTTTTTAACGCCAAGGAAAAATAAATCTTGTGACTCCGCTTCAATCCATCGGGCAGTCGTCGTTGCGCCACACATGCGACAGACTTCAGTCCGGGTATTTGCCATTGACCGCAGTAGCGTAACCGACATTTTTTGAAGCTGATCCTGTAGTGATTGAGTCATTTGCATGTCTCCTTTTCCAAGTTCTAACGGCGGCTTTCCAGTTTTTCATAGGGGTTTTCCCGATGAGCCAACCTTTAGAATCGTAGTAGTCAATAAAAGATTCGCCATCTAAAATAAACTGAATGGATTTTGCATACGTGGAAACGTCTTCTGCGGTGGGTTTAACGAAGTTTTTCTGTTCTCTTTCCCCTACATCCCCTATCTCTTTGCTTTTATTATTAATATTTAAATTATTATTAATACTTAAGTTATTATTATTATTAATATTATTATTATTAATATATTGTGAATCTCCGATAGGGTATCGATAGGGTATCGATAGGGTATCGATAGGGTATGCTAAGGGTATCGAAATCCCTTCTTTTTCGAGCTTTTCAATCACCGTTTTATGCGCTCGGCAACTTCTCGAAAGTTCACCATATTGGAATTTTATGAACTTCGGGATAAACCATTTTTCTGGTGACAATTCGATAACCCGACCATCAAACCAGCTAACTCTCGCCTGGCAACCGATAAAAAATTCCATCAGTTTAAAGTTCACTTTCCAAATTCCTGCGTGATCGCATTTATCAAGCAAAAATAACCAGGCGAGTTTCCCCTTATCGTCGAGCGCGTGGAAAAAACTGTCTTCCCACTTGTTTGTTTCGGTGTATCGTTTGCTCATGTCATTCCTCAATCGCGTCATTTTCTTCAACAACCTCGATAACTTCAGCCGTTTCAATTTTTTCTGGATTTGTATTTAACGGGACGACTTTTTTATTGACTGGCCGAATAGTTTCTACGCCTTGGTATTGGTTTTGATCGCCGAAGTTCTTCCAGAGCATTTTCACTTTTAACCCCTTTAACTGATCTAAATCAAAATCCATGTGTGGTTTTGCGCCTTCAACCAGAGAGGTTAAATATTTCGTATACAGAGATGATTTTTCACCATAAGAAAACGTCATCCATCCCGTCTTCTTCGGATACTTTAATCCCTCGATAATAAACTTCAATTTTACAGCGTCAGATTTTTTCTTCTCTCCTTTGTAAGTAAACTCTCTATCTTTTTCGTATTGAATTTCATCAATGGTTGCGACGACAAAATCATCGGTCGTCACTCTTTCATAAACTATTTCTCTTTTAACTGGCTTCATTTTTGCGTCTCCTTTTTTCTTTCATCACGATTCGATTTTTGGTTAATACAGTTTGCGACTCTTTGTAAATTGACAAAGCGGGAAGGAACAAGTTTTTAAATATTCTTTGCGTATCCGATACTTCTACGATCTCAATTTCCGGTTTTTCTTTGTGAAATCTAGTGCATAGTCCTCTCGGAAATTCTTCTAGTTCATACATTTCCATGACTGAATGACAATATGCCGATATTTGGGCTGAGTATCCAACCTCATCAATTTGGTTCGATGTTTTAAAATCTAAAACGTATAAAACACCGCGAGAATCTTTTACTAGCCCATCCAAGCTTCCGCCAAATCCATGCTCCATACTTCCGACTTTTGTATCGCCTGTGACAAACGTCAAATTGCTTTTTTCATACCATGTAAAAAAGTTTTCGACGCACCACTCAATATCGGGAGTGATAACAGGATTTCCACCTTTAATAATCTCATCGATTGCTTTGTGTGCTCTCGTCCCAATGTCACCGGCTTTCTCTTTCCTGAATTTATGTTGTTTCTTGGATCTCTTATAAAGCAATTCACAAAACCGATCCGACAGTAATTGCTTCGCCGATAAGCCAAAAATATCCCGAACTTTTTTCAATGTTTTTTGCGTGTATAGCCCGGTTTCTTTTGCGGCCCAAGGCAATAAATACGGCTTGCTGATGACATTTAACGCCGTTGTTACTCCCGGAACTAATGTTTTCTCACCATCGAATTTGTAAAAATGCCGGCCATCAGTTTCAACTAATTCCACTGTATATCTTGGTTCTAATTTCATTTAAGATCCTTTGTTGCGTAAAAAATAATAATCCCGGAACAGAATCCAACAAGAAGGCTGACGATTCCCCACAATGTCCCGAACAAATATGCTCCAAAACAATGTTTCTGCATCTCTGTCATTAAATTCATCATTTCGTATTCAGACATATGGGCACCTCGGAGTTTTTGGAATTTCAATCCCTTCCCTTAACAGGAAATGAGCATTAACCGTGATATCGTGGAGCTTATGCGGGGGCAATATCTTATATATCGGCTCGTGCTCCCCCGTCGGACTTGATTTCCACGCGATAAAATCCGCTTCATGTTTATTCATCAAGCGAGCCATTAAGCCTCGCTTCCTCTTCGATCTCATCAAAAAATTCTTCCGGGGTTCCCTCAACAACGCAACCCTTCTCCAAATGCTTTTTAACTTCTGATTCTTTGATGCGCTTGTTACATGTGTGGTCATAGAAATGTTTCTCCCTCATATAAGCCTCAATTGGCCGTCATTTAATACCCAGTACAAAGCTTCTTTCCGTTGTGTTCTTTCTTGGAATTTCGTCCCACCGGATCGGATCTTTTTTAATTTCTCTAATTCCGTTAATCGTGGGCGCACTTGGTAGACGGGCCGGTTTAATATGTCGGATATTTCCCATGCGGTAAGTGGCTGTCGTTCATTCAATAGGTCAAATATTTCCTTCTGCTTTGATCCTATGGTTGGCTCTGTTGATTGATATGACTCTAGGCGGGTTATTGCGGTCGTTTTCATTTTGCACCGCCCTGCACTGATTCTCCGGGGGTTTGGCCCCTCTTAGAACCGGCCCCGGAGAATGCAGGTTTTATGTCCACCGGCAAGGGGGGAAATGGACATAAAAAAACCTCATCACCCCGTCTATTGGGTAATGAGGCTACGTCGATAAGGTGTCCGTGAATTAAGGCGAATGCTCTTTCATCGGAATGACTTGATAATTCATGTTTATAATCTTGGGCAGTGAGGGGATTGAACCCCCGTCCTTTCGCGTGTGAGGCTATGGTCATAGATTCAATCCTCCCTATTTAAGCGATATTGTAAGCCTGTGTTAGAGTAGTTGCGGCTCTTTGGAAGTCTAAACTACATGGCGGGACATAAACTTGAGTCATACGCAAATCGCTATGCCCAAGGTATTCGGAAACGGTCTTAATGTCGATCCCATTCAAAAGCATTGTTCTTGCCCCTGAACGTCTAAGATCCGCGAACCTGAAATGCTGAAGCTGACATTTCCCCCGAGCAATTTCGAATTGTCGACGGAAATTAGTGAAATTAAGAATTTTGTGGGATTGGTGCTTGTTGAGGATCGATTGAATTTGTGGTGTGATTGGTATTGCATACGGTTTTCCCGTTTTGGCTTGAACCCCTTCGAGCTGATTTGTTGATGTATTTATATTATCTCGATTCAAGCATTGCAAGTCTTTTTTTCTCAATGTTGTCAACACGGCCATCCGGCAAATATCTTTCGCTTCATCCTGCAAATAATTTTCAAACTGAGCATATTCGACAGGCGTTAAAACTCTCTTTCGGCAGAATGGCCGCTCGTTGGCTTTTCTTACAAGGCTTCCGGGGTTATCCTCCGGGAGTAAAACAGAGATTGTTTTATTCCTGTTCAATTCCTTTAAGAGATTGAACATATGGATTAAAACCGTATGTTCTCGGTTTACCGTCGATGCTTTTGATTTTTTCTCCCGCATGTTACGGTACATCACAATATCAAGACGGCTGACTTGATCTATGTACTTCTCCCCGATCACTTCATTAATATGATTGATTGAAACTTTAAACGATTTGTAACTTTTCTTTTGTGCCGCGTGAACATCCCAATATATTTTCATCGCTTCTTTAACAGTTATCCTTTTCATAACGCTTCCCTCATTTGTTATTGCTTGTTGGTTCATTTATATCCCCTTTATGATTTATTTGGAGGGGATGACGAAAATAATAAGGCCCGCGCCACTTTACAGCTTGAGGGAAGCAAAGGAGGGCGCGAGCCTAAAATAAAAAAACCGTTTCGACGCGATTCTACGCCAAAAACGATTTGTGTGTGTAGTATATTCAGTCCTTTTACTTCCCTCATAAAAGGAAGATATACTAAATTAGTTATAGTGTCAAGTATTATTTTTTAGGGTAACTTTATCCCCTTCTTATGCTTGAGATAATTCATGAGCATTTCAGCCATTGAAGTGAATACTGCTGTTAGCCCGGCTTCCATCGTTACCGGATCAATTGATACGCCAATTGAGCCTAAAAATGCTGTCACCTTAATTGATAGGACATACGAAAGGATCACTTTTGGCAATATCTTGACCCCTTTTTTGATCATAATTCCGTAAGCGAACTCTTTAATACCCATTTATTTAACCTCCAATGCGCCAATAAACTGCTCCACATGGGCAACTGACCTGGCAATACAGTAGGCCCCGCCACTTTTTGACCACTCTAAAAGCCAATTTTCTTGCTCGTCCCGAACCTTCCCCGTCTCGCTTTTAACCTCTATTGCTATAGGCACACCCTTATAAACCCCCAGGATATCGGCTACTCCCGGTTGATTATTCTTGTTGCGTCCGAAAAAGGTCTTTCCACCCCTATTGATAATTGTTCCTGTATTGCGAACATGGGCATGGGTGATTTTCCGATAGGTCAAATATTCGAGGATGGCTCTGACGATATCCTGCTCTTTAACCTTAAGCATGGAACACCATATCAAACAGCTTCCCGGTGTTCTTTTCCCTCGCTTGAACGTGCAAATGCGGACCGGTAGATGATCCACTATTGCCCGTAATGCCTATTTCTTGCCCTTTTTTAATAAGTTCAACCGGTTTAATTTTCGTTTCAGATAAATGGCCATACCAAAAATATATGGTTCTTCCGTCAATAACTGACTCTTGCCATACCCTTAATCCAAAGCCTTTCTTTTGGTCTTTGGGGTCCTCCCATCCGGCACTAATGCAAACTCCATCGACCATTGCATAAACTGGGGTTCCAATAGGAGTCGAAAAATCAATTCCTTTATGGAATTTTTTCTCTTCAGGTTTAAAAGGGTTATTCCTCCACCCAAAAGGACTAGAAATAGGGAACTTCTCCCCCACCGGGCGGCCCACATGCAAAACCTCGTTTAAAATGGTCGGCTTAAATTCATCCTTAATTGGCAAATCGTTTTTTATTTCTTCTGTCATATGTTTATTACCTGAAGTGAATATGGTCTTTAAGAAAGTCAGTAAGTTTGCGAACACCTTCAATGAGTAGTCCTCCTCCGAATATAGTAAAGGCCCACAAAGAAAGACGATAAGGAATTAACATCGTTTTCATTCGATCTTCTATATTGTCAATTTTCATCTCAAAATTATCGCGCCATTTAATCCGTTCATTTTCAGCCGTTTTGTAATTTTCGAGGAAATCGTTAAACCTCGCGTTTAGCTCCACAATCATGTCATCACTTTTTCGTCTATAATCATCTTGATCATTCATATTGCTATGCGTCCTTTTTGTGATAGAATTTCTTTACGGCTCCAAACGGAGGTAACTTTATGAAAACAATTTTTTTATTCCTTTCTCTTCTAATCCCATCTCTAACATTCGCAGAAAACGAGTTTTTTAAAACAATCCCAGTTGATAGCGGTGCCTCATATGATTTTAATTATCGTTGGGATACAGATACCACAGGGACAACAAGGATAAACGGAAATAATTACAACACTGGAACAATATGGAACACAACTGTTGATAAAGATGGGAGCATGCGCGGGCAAGATTCAAAAGGTAATTTCTGGAATTATAATGAACGGACAGGCACTTATATGAATTACGGTACTGGAGAAATAAGGAATAAGCGGCAAGGATGGTGATTGGAATGCCATTATTTCTGCAAATTACATTTGGAATAATTCTTGTCCCCATTGTTTTATATTTACTTTTTTATGCTTTGTATTTTTTATTCATGATAGTTATGAGCCCGTTCGCGTTATTTCTAAAAATATGTGATGTCTTAGAAAAGAAAATAAAAACAGCACAAGGATTAACAAAATAAATTTATTGACTTCTTTTCCTTTTCGTAAATCCCATCCCAACGCCTAGCCCAGCAAGCGGCGCATTTATCTGGTTCCCGTACTTGTCAATTACATTCAATAGATTTGCCCCTGTCCCGGCTCCCCTTCTTTGTACGCCTTCAATTATTCCCAAAGTCGCTGCCGCTTGTGCTGGCCTACCAACACCAAGTTGAGCCGCTGCGGGGATAACTGATAACAATGAAGCTGCTTTGTTCCCATTCTGTGCCGATATTTCATTATCAAGCCCAACTTTCATAATTTCGGCAGAACTATACTTCCTTTGGTTTTCAAGAAATTCAGCGTACTCTTCGGGAGTCGATGCAGCCTTAACAAAATCACGAATCTTATTGGCTACACGTCGCACGATAGCCTTGTTTTCCACTTGAGATTCAAGGTCAGAAAAATAATTTAATTTACTGGCCAACTTATTTTTTAACTTTGTCAAAGTTGAACCGGAAACATCTTCCCCCCTATCAACTAATTCAACAACCGTTTCTTGGATAGAATTAATCCGGTCATTGGTCGATTTGTACAATCCTTCTTTTAGCCCGCCTTCCGTCAATTCTGTTCGTAAACTTTCAAGGTCATCGAATACTTCGGATAAATTACCAGTTGTCTTTTTTAAAGATTCTCCAATAGCTTTCCCGGAAGTATTTGCCAATTTTTCTGCCCTGGATAACATCACTTCAGGACTACCAAGAGCCGGGATAATTCCCTCTTCTAGTGCCACTTTAGCCGCTGTTTGCGCTTGCCGTCTTGCGTTCGGTGTTTTTAAAAGTCTCTTCGTAAACCCTAATGCCCTCTGTGATAATCCTATCGCCGATTTCCCAATATCAGGATTTAATCTCGATCCTCCCATTGGTGATGCTGGACCCATAGAGGTAAGAATATCGGGAGTCATAGCTACAGTTGTTCCAATCACTCCGGCTATTCGTGGATCATAGCCAAGCTCTCCCATGCCTTCGGCGGTAAACTCGCCAAGTTTATTCGCGCCTTTTTGAGCGTATTCATATCCCTTTTCTAGAAGTCCAACCGGAGACATATTGTATCCTGAGCGCTCTTTGGCATAATCAATAACATCGCTTAACCCAAATTCCTTTTTAGGAGATTTTTCAACCACCTGAAAAGGCTTTGAAGGATCAAATCCCCCATCAACTACCTTAAATGGTTTTGTCGGATCAAATGGCATTATTCCCCCTCGACGTATTCAGTCCCATTCCATCGGTAAGTTTTACCGTTTTGCTGTACAACATTGCCGTATGGAGCATTATTTGATTTATCTGAATTTGGAATTTCAAACTTCTGCCCGAAGTAGGGATCAATTTCTGACAAATTAAGATTTAATCTTTTCGCTTGTTCTACTGTCGGCTTTGCATGGGTTTGGTAAATGTCAAAAGCAGATTTTTGCCGCAATTTCGTATATTTCAAGACCTCTTGCCGCTGTTCTGGTGTCAGTGTTTTACCGGAAACAAGCGCATTCAACGCATTGGCCCCACGAGTGGATAAAGACCCCGTAGCTTTAAACCGTTCTTGCTCACCTTCCCTAACAACCGAGGTCGGATCAAGAGCCTTCATATAATCAAACAAAATACCTAAATCCCCGAATGCCCCAGGATCAATAACCATCTTTTCGATGGTAGATGCTTTCCCCGTTATATCGGAGAAATTTTTATATGGTTCAGAAGTAACAAGTCTATTTCTAAATTCAGCCGTTCGATCCTCAACACTTTTTTGCTGATTAAATTGCTGATAAGGACTAAGTTCCTTTTCTGATTTAACAGCCTTTGAGGCTTCAAGTAATCCCTTTGCTGATTCCGTATCTCCTTCACTCTGCGCCCTTAAAGCAAGACTCATTAACCCATTGGCATAATCTTTTTCGCTGAAGTTGTTATCAGGGTTTTTATATTGTTCGTATAGTTCCCCAGCCGCGCCGAAGTAATCTGAATATGAATCATCTAATTGGTCAGGGAAATCAACACCGAATAGTTTTGATCCAAGAGGTTTAATCCCGGTTTCATAAACAATTTCTTTGCTCTTCTTATTTTTCAACTTAGACCAGAAGCTTGAAACTTCACCAAATTTATCAAGATCGGCTTGTTGTTTTTTCCTCTCCATTTCCTGCATTGCCGCCTGTTGTTGCAATTGATTTGCCTGAGCATCCTGCCTCGCCCTTTGCAACCCAAGACCAAGAGTTATCCCCTGTGTCACTCCACCAACTGCCGAATCAATTGGACTCTTAACCTGTGGTATAGGTGTTTGATCAACGTTATAACCGTATGGCATTTAAAATTCCTCCATTAACCTACGTAATTGTTTGGCGCGTATAGACCGGCATTATTATTTGGGGCGTATACTTGTGCTCTATTTTGTCCAAATCCCATGCCCTGATTGGCAAGTTGTGGCCCAACCTGACTACCAATTGCCGCCCCGGCTGGCCCTCCGATCATGGCCCCGCCAACCGTCCCGATAGCTCCCCACATGGCATTCCTGTTTTGTTGTTGTTGTTGCCACCCGGCCAAATTCTGATTGTATTGACCTGTGATTTGGGCATTTCTAAGTTGATTGTTGTACGCATTGTTATTCAGCGTCGCTTCATATTCCGTCAAACGCTGTTGAGCATAAGGATTGGCATATTGCGCGTATTGATTCCCAAGTTGTGCATAGTTATTGAGTGTTTGAGCCGGAGAATAAGCTTGAGCATTCTGTAAAAATCCCATCGTTTGAGCGGATGGATCGGTTATTAATGATTGCGCCTGATTGAACCTTTGACCTTGCTGATTCATCCCGAACCCAAGACGGTTAAGATTGGCCCCGGTCGACTGATTGATGATGTTTTGCCGTTCCGTGTCTCGACGAGCGGAGAAGTTAGTCCTAAGATCATTAAGAAGTTGATTCCCTGCCGTCGATTGAGATGTCGCGGTATAAAGATCATCGCCTTCAATCTTGATCCCTCTTTGACCCGCCGCCTCTTTAAGTTTGTTGTACTCCGTTTTTTCTTGATTAAGAATCGCATTGTTGGGAGTTAATTCGCCGGACAAAGCCGCATTGAGCCTATTCACTTCGGCAAGCCCAACCTGATCGCTGGCCGATTCAATGGGGGATTGGTTGAATGAATTAACCAATTGCTGATAACCCATATCACTAAGCTGGCCAGTTTGTGCCTGAGTGCCTAGAATGCGTTGACGAAGCGCATTGACGGCATTCTGATCAAGATTCCCGCTTGCGTCATATAACCCTGAGAACTGTTTAAGGATATTTTGACTTTGGCCCAAATTAGCTTGATCCTGCGACAAGATAGAATTAAGTTGATCAAGGTTAATTCCCATCTTGTTAAGAACATCAAGCTCTTGTTGCGACATTCCGGGAACTTGCGTTTTGTCCAATAAGACAGGATTCGGAACTGAAGGCATTGATCCGCTACCGCCACCAACAAAACTGTTAAACATCCCCGTCCCTGGACTAATCGCATTCGTTACTTGATTGACTGCCTTTTTGCACATATCTTTCTCCCTTAAAATAAAAAACGCCCACCTCGCTAAAAAGCGAAGAAGGCGTTCAATTATTTTGATACCCCTAAATTAGTTAGTTAATTTTCTTTCTGAACCAGAGGAGTTCACCGTCATCGGCGTATTCTTCCCCACCCAGTTTTTTGATTATTTCGTGCATCTCTTTATGTTCTTTTTCACTGTTACAAATCCATCCCGGATATTTTCTTTCTTTAATCAAAGCTTCTGACTTCTTTACGCCTTTTAAAAAACTGACTGGCAAATGGCCCAACTTATTTGTTTCCCAATATAAAAAGACCCATTTATCAATCTCCGGCATCAAACTTGCTTCTATAGTCCCATTATTGAATATGTTTTCCATTTTGGTTTTCTAGTAGCTGATTTATATTTCTCGCAGAACTAGAAGAAAGCAATGTTCTTTGCTTTGCTTCATCCGGCAATGCTGAAAAAAGAATATTGTTATTTCTGTCCATGCTGGCCGTTGTTTGTCGAATATTATTAGCCTGTTCCAGCATCAATTTAATTTTCGCAAACTCACTACAACACCATGTTTCAATGGGGTTTCCTGTTTGCGGATCTGCGCCCATCAATTTAACCCACTTATTGCACACATTTTTTTCATTCGTTAATGGGTTTAATTCAAAATCATCTCGCTTGCCATTTCGACAAGTTTTCCCATTAATATAACAGGCCTGAATAATCGGTTGATCCATTTAGTCCTTTTGGCAAGCGATAACGTCAATGTAAGCCAAAGACACATTGGAAAGTTGGCTATCCGTTGCGGGGGATGCCGCACCCGACGTATTAGCCTGTATACGATTTAAAAAAGATCTATATGTCCCACCGTCGATAGTGGGAGCGGTTAGCATCCCTGCACCGTCAGAATTATTTGACCCGATTTGTGCGCCAGAAGCGACACTAATATTCGTCAAGTTATAATCTATTAACGCCGCCGGGGTTGAGTGCGTATGTGATGCGACGGTATGCGTATGCGCGAGGGTGATCGCAGTCGATGTTGCATGTGATCCCCCTGTTCCTCCACCAGTACCAGAAACAACCCTCAAAACCTTGTCATTTTGAGCAGTTAATTTAGTCCATCCAGTAGGAGCCGCCGCTTGGAAGAACAAAATAACCGTTCCCGATGCGAATTTTGCATCAGCCGCTAACTTCCCAAGCGTTACATTGGCATCAGCAATTTTTGCCGTTGTAACATTAGCATCCAAGATTTTTGCAGTTGTAACAGCATTTGAAGCAATCCCTGCCGCCGCAATTTGCGGCCCATTATTGGAAGTCCCATCATGGGAGTGTGCATCAAATCTAGTTTTGAATGTAGTGATATCAACGGGAGGATCTTCATACCAGTAAGTCCCGCCGATAATGTTATCGAACTGCCACCGAATGCGTTCAAATTCTCCGGCCAAACTTGTTGGTTTTGAAATGGCACTTCCTGGGAAAGGATCGGTCGCCGTTTGCATTTGTGAATCTGTCGCGGAATAGTCCTCTATTCCACCGGGGATAAGTCCATTATTAATAATGTTTAATTCCATCGCGTTCCATAAAGCCGCCGTGATTGATTGGCCTGGAATTACTACCTGATATTGAGAAATAAGAGCCATCTTAAGCCCTCCCTGTTAATGTCATCTGGTTAAAAAGGTTTTTTAAATATTCAATTTCTTTCGGATCTTTTTTTACTTTTTTCATTTGAAGCTCAAGCGCGTCAATAACTTGAGTTTTTATCTTTACGCGATTGTCGTCATCTAAAACAAAATCAAGGCATTCCGGGCAAGTGATAACAACGCCATCAGCGGAGATTCCATTCCCATAGGCCCATTTTACTTTGACCTCTTTGTAGTACTCCCGAACCTGTTCTTTTGTGTATCCAGGCTTCTTAACGGGAAAAGCGCATTTCATACAAAGAACCGTTTCCTTAGAATTTTCATCAATCGAATAATATGGATGTACGAAATTCATACGCTCGCCGTACTTCTGACACCAATATTTTTGTAATCAATCGACATTTCCGACAAGAAGAAATCCTGATTCGCCGTTTCATTGACAATTTCTACCTGGATATCAAAACCGTAATACCCAAGATCTTCGACATAGGGAACAATTGAATCCTCGGTGAAAACTGAAACGTCAAATTCTGCGTCATCAAATACCGCCCCGCTCCCGGCGACTTCAATTTCTTTGTCAGATTTTCGTACACCATCAATCCATATCCGAACTGTTAAATCAGAGTTCGCCGCTGAAGAGACTCGAATGCCTAACGATTTGAAATGTTTCCAAACTCTCGAACCACCCATATTTATTTTTCGAGTTTTAACGCTGGCAGTATAGGCTAGGGAATTATCTGATTTCGTGGTTTGCTCTAAATCCCAAATCTTTCCTGAGAAATCGCCCGTAGAAACAAAGTAGTTCCCCGTCGATGATTTAAATTCGGCAGAAACAGAAGCATTGTAACCAGAAGGGTTATCCGTGTTGTCCTCAATAACCCATGCAATTTCCGGCGGTCGATCAATGAAATATCTCAAGACGGTATTGGTATTTGACCCGGATACCTGAACAAAATAATCAATACATCGAAGTTTTCGATTGTAAATGGAATGGAAATTCTCGATGTTATTTAACGATGTTTTTTCTCTTATCCATCGATCAATAAAAGCAGGTTTGTTAATTGCCGCTTGCTCATAATCCCCGGATGATTGAACGGCGCGAATAGAGTAAATCAGCCCGTCATCCATCATGAGATACAGATTATTCCCGGCTTTGGTGATAAGTCTCCAATGAGCGACACCACCTTCCCAAATTGCTTTTTTATATCCCCATTCGGCGGTATCTGCTGACGTATCATCAATAATGAATGGTTCCGTTTTGCTAAAAACAAACAAAGTCCCATTAAAGTCATATCCACCGACAAGCCCACTTTCCGAATATACCGGGATCTTTTTTACTTCAGCATCAGCAAAATTGTCACCGTCGCCATTCTTGCTGGCATAAACAGCATCAGAAGTTATGGCCCATTGCCGAGCATTCGCACCGCGAGAATGAGGGACAATCTGAAATGGGTAAATTGATGTTGAAGTCCAGTCTGTCGGAATACCAGCGATATTCGACGTAAATGCCGCCGAACCATCCCAAACTTGTGGCGTTGTTGCTCCATCGGCAATATAAACCTCATCATCAAAAACAGAAAAATTGAATTTGTTGCTTAGAGACATATTGCTCTTAAGCAAATTCGCTTCTGCCGTGTGATAAACTTTTCCACCAGCATCGGCAAACATTCGATATGAATTTCCATTCTGTTTTCTGAAATCATACAAGCCGCGAATAGCGGGATTTCCAGATAAGGCAGAAGCGAGATATAAAGACGTTCCACCTCTTTTCCCGATCCCACCCTCATGGAAATTAACGTTTTTTGTCCCGTCGACAAGGGCCGTTTCACCGAGTAAATCAGTGTTCCGGTTGTATTGAAAACCAGCTAAATCAAAAGGAAATCGATAAGGTTGTCCCGCGTATCCCATTTATTCGTCCTCTGTTTCTTGTTGTTTTACCCAAGATGCTGTGCTCATTGTTGACCGCTTCCATGTAGAACTTGCATCACTCGATTGAACCCAATTTGACGAGGAAGCATCTGATACAGGAGTCCAAAAAGTTGTTGATACAAATCGAGCATCAATCCCGGCATAATAAAGACCTGAATGCCTTCGATCTGATTTTGATATTTCACTATTGGGAATTGGCCTTATGCCAAGACCAGGAATTTTGTGTGAAACACATGATCGACGCTTATTTTCTGTATCAATCGCCATTAGGGAGCACCATATTGAGCCTTTGTAAATTCTGTCCCATTGTCAGATAGAGAAGCTTTCGTGATAATCGTCCCCGCGTTATTTCTTATTTTGGATTCGCTCGTTGATTCCGTCGTTTGGTTTCTCCATGCCATGTAGAGATACATCATCAACTGAATGAGCGTCGGCGTTGCGGGAGGAACACCGGAAGAAAGTTCCGGGATTGTATCGGTTCGAAGGGCATCGGACATTTCAGTCGCAATTTGAGCCGTCGCCGTAGATCCGAAAGCATTTACAGTCCCGATGGTGACGCCTGTCTGACTTGCATTCAAATTGACGTTATCGGTTGATTCGTCAAAGTCTGATATATTGCCCGAAGGTAATTTGTTATCAATTGCTTTGAGACGTTCCGCGCTTGAATCAGAAACGGCATGAGAGCCGTCAAGAACTTCATCCCAAACAGCATCCGCAATTTGCGCCGCTGTCGGCCCACCGCCGCCCGCATCAGTGATGGCCTCGAGGGAATCCGTCGTAGGGTCAAAAGTTTGTCCACCATTCTTATTGAGCATCTTATCGAGGAATGAATTGACCGTCGGAGATGACGGGCTAGCCGCCACATGAATAAACTCATCGAGTCTATAGGCTTCTAGGACTGAACCCATTGTTTGTTCTTCAATAGTTCCATTCCATGCGACATTACCACCACCATAGATAGGATCGCCCAAAGCAGGACTCCCGCCTTGTTGTAAATGAACCATAAAAGAATATTTGCCAGTTGTTATGGCCGCTGGAAATGTCCCCGTGTAGTAACCAGATTGCGATTGCTCGGTCATAGCCACATCGTAAGTTGACCAATTAGATGAGTTATAAGCTTCAAACGCTGACCCATTCCAAACTTGTCCACTTGAATTTCTGATAACCGCGTAAAGTGTTAGCCCTGTTTGAGTCCCTATTTCAATAATTCCAGCCATTTTATACCCCTTTTAATTCCCAATTACCCCGATGGCAGTTCCCCCGCCACTTGATCCGGTATCAATGCTTAAAATGCTTGGATAAGTTAAAGCAACACCCAGTGAATTATGCGTCCAGCTCCCAGTATTAACCGGATTCTGTGCAACTCCTGCATCAATGTATTGGCCAAAAACAACTTGATTATTTTTTAAAGTTGAGTTTTCGTAAAAAAATCGATTAACATTTACGCTTGTTGAAGTTTTCGCTTTTATAGCAACCCAATAAGACTCATTTGCATCAAATGTATAAGTTGCTGATAATGCGAAGAAAGTTTTGGCCCCGGATCTATATACCGAAGTGCTAACTCCAATGGTTTCCAAAACTGTGCCACCGTCAGAATCAATTAGTTGTAAATCATAAGGCTGACTTGCCGCGATTTGTGTATATATTCCATCAATGGTGTGTGCATAAGGAAACGTTATTCTATTCCCTATTATATTTGGGTTTGTTCCTATACTTATTGAGTTTGAGGTTATTGTTGAAATACAAACAGATTGCTTAATATCTATAATTGATCCGCTGTCTGAATAAAGTTCCATATTTGGAGTTCCTGAAATTGCAGCATAACCTGATGCGCTGGTAGAAGACATAACAACAGTATTGTCATACCTGGATAGCGAGTAATAATTGATTATCCCGTTAAATGAACCTATCCTTGCAAATACAACTGCAATTGTTGAATTTGATACATCACAATCACTCACTAAATTATTTGTCTCTTTATATTTAGAATCATCAACCGAATTAATAGTTACTGTTGCGCTTGAATTTGTGCAATAAAGGTTGCCTGTTGGCCTAACATACGGACTTACCCCAAGTGGCTCGACAGATTCTATCCTCACATCAATAGTGTCGCCTGCTATAACCGTCCCCGTTACAAATCCCACCTTTCTTAATGTGTGTGTCCCAATTGGCCTCACTATAAATGCGATTTTTTCTTCTGCCGCATCTAAGGTTATAGCTGCGAGTGAAGGGCTCCCGGTTGTTGTTCCAATATCAGGATTCATTGGAACTGATCTTCCAAAATCAATAATAACGGCGAAACTTACTGATGCAATTAAAAAAAATAATAAAAATAATATTTTCTTACTCACTGATAACACCTCTCTCGCCGACAACGCTCTCTATCCAATGATAAGCTCCATGCCGATCCCTTGATCCGGTTTGAGATTCATATAAATCAATAATAAAGCATTCTGCGCCTGTCTTTTGCCCGGCAGTCCCATTTCGTCTAATCCGAATGGCCTTTTTAAGCAATACTTTTACAAATTCGTCCGTATCTTCCTGCACAGAATCAAAAACAATCTTCCGAACCCCGTCGTTATACTGTGCATCCGTCAATCCGACGCATAAAACAAACATTAATGAAAATGCAATCTTGATTATTTTATTGTTGTTCATAATTCACCGTGATATTGAGTTGTGTAACTGTTCCAGAAACGGAAACTATTTCAAGCGCGTACCAGTCATTCGCATCGATGGATGGGTTACTAAGTGTTCCATCATCAGCCGTATTGGTATTCCCGCATGTGATATCGGTTCCAGAATCAACATCGGCGCAACTATCACCATTAGAATCACATTCTTGGAATTGAATAACTGTGTTCTCCCCAGTACCGGCAGGATCGACTACGCAATTGATTGATTTGATCGTCATCCCGTTGATGGCTTTACCGATAAGATAAGTCCCTGCGGATGGATTGGCGACGGGGATATGCAATTGACGCTGATCTGGTTTCCACCGAGTAGTACGTTTCCCATCTGCGCGTTCGCCTTCGATGGCAAGTACTGATCCGATAACATTTGTTGACACAGGCAAAACGTATTCTTGGTTATAGGCCAATGTTTCTGACGATCTAAAAGAAACATAATTCGATGAGTCAGAATCCTTTAAATTTATCGCTGTTCCGTTATTACTGTTAATACTGCTATTTGAATGGATCTCAACATTTGAAGAAACGCTTGAATTAAATATGCTGAAAACATCGCTTAAACCTGTTGTCTCCTCAATAGTTATTTCTTTCATAAACTTCGCAATTGGCTGATCTCCACTTTTGTCTGCGTTAGAAATAACATTCAAGACACCAGGGAATGTCATATCTCCAAGCGGAGTCGAATCAAGTAATGTATATGGCGCTGTTGATTTGAAAATAGAATGATTCAAGTATGGGTAAGAAATAAGAGATGTCCCAACTTTGCTACCCGGCGTATATGAACCGTTCGCAATTGCCACCGTTGATAGCATCACCGCCGCCGAACTTATTCTTGTTTCACCACCGGACGAGGTAATTGTTAAGTCCCCACCGGACGACATTCTAAGGTCTGCGTAATTCGCCGCGCCGCCATCGCTATCGTTATAAGTTAATCGAAGGTTTGCACCTGTGGCCGAATTAATTTCTAACGAGGCATTAGGAGTGCTGGTTAAAATGCCGAAATTGCCAGTATTGTTTTTGATAGTTGCCCGTTGAGTCCCTGTTTGTAAACTCGACCCAGAAGATCCAACTGATCCAGTGTAAAAATTAATATCTCCTGGTGTTCCAGATCCAGTCCCAAGCGACCCATAAATCTGAAATTCTGTCCCATTAATATTTGTTCCAGAATTAAAACTTTTTGCGGATAACCGGTCTATTCTTGAATCTGTAGTAGTTTGATTACGAACCCCAAATGTAAAATTGTTTAAACCCCCATCTCCATACATCCCATTGGTAACAAATCCACTTGTTACGTCTCTGAAAGAAAGCCCCCCTCCTGCCAAAGCGAACCCATATGTTGAAGTCGCCCCAGACGTTCGCTGCAATTGCATAAGATCCGTTCCAGAAGCCCCTCCTTTAACGACTAATTGTGCAGACGTTGCTCCTGGATTACCGATATTGGCATCGCCCAATACAAAAAACTCATCTTGAACTGTTCCACTTGACACATAGAAAGTTGTCCCAGCTTGCAAAATATTTGTGTTTTGAATGTAGTGAGTACTCCCGCCGATAAGCGTAATTGTCGCTGTTGATGCTCCACCTAAATTAACGCCCCAATAGGAACCAGAGAAATTAATTTGTGCCGTAGGGCTAGAGACTTCCACCCCATTTTTGAATACTCCCAATGGAGATGAACCACCTCCGCCGCCGGCAGAAGTTGTCCATGTCAATGTTGGCCTTGACGCTCCGTCGGTTGTAAGAAATTGTCCAGGAGAACCTGCCCCAGCCGTCCAATAATAAGTAGTTCCATTTAGAGCAATCGTTGAAGAATTAACTGAAAATGTAGAAGTAACAATAACATCACCATCTGATCTAACGATAAACTTATCAACTGAATTTTTAGAAACTCTAATAAGATTTTTTTCTCCACTTCCTGTCGTTGTTTCTATAACATTCAATCTGAACATATCATACCCGGCTGTGCCGGATTGATTAACAGGCGCGGAAGAATATATAACCGCTGGACTCCCGGATGATCCTTGTAATCCACTTGGTTCAACAATAAATTTAAAATATTCAGGGAATGCGCTTGCTACCGCGGCCCCAGGGACTCCGACATAAAATGGTGGGGCTGATTGCCTCGACAGGGATAGCACAGAAAAAGCATCCTCTGAATTATTGCCGGCTTTAAACTGTATTCGCTTTGCGGTACCGCTACCAGAAGTTTTTGCTTCAATATTAGCGACATCCCCTTCCCACCCTATTGTTAATTTCTCGTAATCATTAACTGTGCTATTTTGTTTATATATATCTATGCTGTCGGAAGTAGTTATAAAAATGCTGGAAGAGACTTTTATACCTTCAGGGAAATAATTTGTATTTCCTGCAAGGTTCCCGGATCTAAAACTATTTTCAAGATTTGACACCCCATAAGCAATAGCATCGGCAATTTGCTGATGTCCGGTATTATTTGGATGGACATTATCGGCAGAAGCCGTGTTTTTATTGTAATAAGGATTTGTATCAACATACGTCACTCGCAGCCCATCATTTGAAAGCTCTCTCGACACTTTGAATTGGGCATTGTGGAAATTATCAATCGCGTCAGTAATTGCGCTTTCTGTTGTTAAACTTGAACCGCCTGCCAATAATGGCCGGATCGTATTAACAAGGATTACATTCGGCCCACTATAGGGAGAATATTGAATATTTCCGCTACCTGTACCCCATAAAAACGTGATTGGTTTATTTGCGTGTCCAGAAGATACATTAACAACCACGGAATGTTCCGTATCTTTTAGATTGTCTATCCTATATAGCCACGGGGCATAATTTAATCCGACGGGCAAATATAAATCACCGCCGTTATAGCCTCCCCTATTCCCGTAAGCTCTGAAATTTGGGTATGTACTAATCACAACGCCATCAATTGTTATCGTGAATGAACTCCCAACCGTATCCGGTCGTCCACTAACACCACCAGAATAAGGAGATGTTGATGCGGAGAAATTGAGCATACAAACATACACAGATTTCCCTTTTGCATTAAAAGATACATTTGAATTTAGCGTACTGCTTTGAGTCCCAAGGCTACCACCGTAATACGGTGAATTAGCCCAAGTTCCAGTCCGTGTCACTGTTGAACTTTGACCTGTAAATTTTGAGGTTTGAGGAATAGCCGCATAAGCCGCAACCGCCTTGAGCGTATTTTCATGGTGAGTTACATATGATGCAACCGATCCGAAGTCTCTTAACCCGTTATAATCTCCCCAAATAACAAACGTATCTGTCGATGTTACAACCGTTGGCCCTGAAGAATACCCTGATCCAACCTCTGTATGTATATACCCAGGGAAAATCTGGTAGGCGTAATCGGCGACATTTGATGATGCAACGGCTAAAATCTTTTTTGCCCAATTAAAATAAGTACTTATCCTGGCTGGATACCCATCATTAACGCCTGATGGCGTTGCCCCAGCCCCATAAGTTATTGAATCACCGGCAAAATAAGCTGCTTGTCCTCTGGTAATTGAAGGAGATGATAAATTTACATTAACAATATTCACCCCGGTGGATAAATCAAAACCATTAACATTAAAGCTTATCGTTGAAACACTGGTTGCTATTGTTGTAGTCCCTTCTTTTATTTCCAAAGAAGAAGATCCGGCCCCGCCTGCCGTTGTTTGAGTCGTTCCGTCTCCGAATTTAAGTGTCGTTGTTTGTAGATTTGTCACCGTTCCGCTTGAGACGTAAAAAGTAGCTCCCGGCTGGAGTGTATTTTGGCTTCGGATGAAGTTACCCGCTGGCCCGGCAACCGCCGCGATAGAAAAACTTGCCATTAATAATGAGGCGGTAAAAAGCAATAATTTCTTAAGCATAATCTGTCACCCGATCTTTTAAATTGGATATGTCTTTCCCGTATGTTTCGCGTTGAATAATGGCTTTGAATTTCCGCTCCCATTTCTGATATTCGCCTTCATATCTGGTTTCATCGGCATCCTGTAACCGTTTGACTCTAATTCCATCTGTCAAAATTGAACGCCACCGGGCATAAAGGGTACTCATCAAAGTTGAATCAAGATCAAGTCGTTGAAGGTTTGCGTAGTATCGAAGTCTGGCCCCGTAGTTTTTATCGGGCGGGCAATTAAGGATAAATTCGCCGTAGTCCTCATCGCCCATGGGATAGAATTTGACAGGCTTAGAAAGTGTCGATGATCGTCCATTGTCGTATTCAAAAACGGGCCGCTGTTCGACCGGATCTTCAGTATCAATAATGAGGTACCCGGAATTGACACCAGGTGCTTCAGTAAAATTCGGGGTAACCGTAACCTCTTTTGTTGATGAATTGAAATCAGTGATTTGGGATAAACTACCCTGCCCGGTTCCAGAAGTAATTAATATGTCTTTTCCCTGAATGCTCCCAAGCGTGGAATTATCCGTCGATTCAAGCGTGATCGATCCGACGCCACCAGCCTGAGCGGTTCCACTGACTCCACCATCAAGCAAAACGATAGATAAGTCGCTCCCAAAGTCAGTCGGATAGGCATATCGTGATTTTCCTTTAACCAAAACACCGATAGACGTAACCTGAAGAACCGACAATTTACCGGACTCATGCCGGATCATGTTCTTTATATCTTCCATGAAAAAATCTTCTGCGCGTTCAAGCAATTCGATCGATGGGTCAGAATCACCAGCCGATTTGAGTCCTTCTGTAACAATTTCTCTTAATGTCGGGTTATTGGGGATTGACACGATAAAACCTCCTGATAGGCACTCGCCCATTTCCCATATTGTTTGCGAATATCGAAATGGTTAAAAACAACTTCCTGGGCGTTAAGTCCTACCTCTTTTCTTAAATCTGGATTTTCGATAAGCATGGAGATACCGCGTATCCATGCGTCTTTGTCGTTTTTCTCAATAAATACGGTGTGATTTTTTTCTGATAGCGGACCCATTTCCATATAGGGAGACACAAAAGAAACGACGGACGGTATCCCCATGGCTGAAGCTTCAATCCACTTTATTGCAGACTTGCATCTATTAAATTCAGTATCTTTTAAGGGTATAACGGCAATATCAGGGTTAATGATGGAGCATTTAAGCGGGAATGACTCGATATGCTCCCAGTCGTAAAATTCAAATCTGTCACGAGGCAAATCATTGACTCGTGCAAAGAAATCAAAACCCATCAAACAGAATTTGACGTTTTTGTATTTCTTCATGATGGTGGGGATAACATCCCGGATGATAAACCAGTCCTCGTAATGACTCCATCCACCTGACCAAAACAAACGAATCTCATCGGTTTCTTTGAATGGGAGTTTTTTCCATCTGTCCGGGTTGACACAATTAGGAAGGATACGGACATTCTCGTTATACTGCCTTAACGTATTGGCCAGAATTTCCGTGGTCGTCGTGACCATATCCACGTTTTCAAGACAATATTTCACCGCATCAAGGCGTTTCTGGTTTGCTTTTAAATCGATATTGACGCCATCCGTCCATAAATCTTTAACCGTTCCATCAGGCATTGCCAGGCGAACGTTCTCAATTCCATAATCCTCATAATGACGAGACAAGGGAGACACGCGAAAAACGTTGTCATCGTAATCAACCACAATTTTCACGTTCGATTTTGTTTCTGAAATTTTGGTTCTAATGTCGCTAATGAAATTTTGGCTCATTAAGCGGGGGAGCAAGATAACATCAGCCATCATGTCGCTAAGTAATTTTTTCTCATTTGTTCGAGAGTCAATGGCGATATTGGCCGGGGTACGTTCATTCACTTCCTCAAAGGCTCCGGCAATTTTGCAAGCCGTCATCGGCAAAACTGCCCGGTAATAATCGCACCCGTTATCAGATTGTTTGAAATAGGTTACTTTCATATGATCGACATTTTCATCTTGTTATTAATGAATCCCTCTTGAATGATCTCGTTGTAAGCGTTCTCAACACATCGAGGACAATTGTTTAAATCGATTGAATCCATAACTTCACGGTGACTATCTGACCACCAAATTTCCTGGAAGTTCATGAGGTTGTAATTGCCCCATCTCAAATATTCTTCTTTGCGAGAAATCCCTCTGTCCTGACAAACAAGAAACGCGCCATCTCCGCTTGTCACCGCCATCAAAGAATTAGCCCGGCATTTGTCGTAAATCTTTGGAGTCCAAAAACCCTCAAATTTATCGATGCGGAAAAAAGCTTTAGGGAAATCCTCTTCAATCTTTTTCGCCAAAGATCTCATTCGGGGGATAATGTCATCCTTCATTTTTGAACCGCCACCCGGATATTTTTCATCTAAATAATCAGCATCAAGGTAAGCAGGGCGAATATGGATAAAATCTGGATTAAACTGATTTGCCCATGTGCAGAAATCATATGTCTGCGTCCAATTCCACGGGGTGACAAGAAACGCGAGTCCCATCTCAATGTTTTTTCCTCCGGCTCTTAGTTCTGCATGGTTTTTTATATTTCGATTAACCCGCTCCCATCCATCGAATCCGTGGATACGTTTGTAGGTTTCCCGGTCAGCGGCATCAACGGAATAGCGGATAAAGTCATACGGGGTAGGATCATCAAGCAAATATCCCTGGTTATTGATACCCACCAAAACCCCCGCATCTTTTAATTTGCGCGCCGTCTCGTTAGTAAACCGGTTTAATAAAGGATCACCACCACCGGAAAATATGACGCATGGGATTTTATGCGCGACGGCATCAATGGCAATTCGATCCATCGCCGCTTCTGATAAGGTGTTTTTATGATCAACTTGCTCTCTAGCCATAATGCAATGAGCGCATTTATAACCACAAACATTCGACGGATAAATAACCCATTCAATCGGGGCGGGAATCCCACCAGCGAGAATTTCTTTGATCTTTTCTGAATACGCCAAAATCTTAAAACTATTAAAACGATTGTATTTGTCATCGCGCACGATAGACTTATGAACTTCAAGTTCTTTAATCGCGCTCAAGCGATAACCTCTAACGTCGGAGATAAATCTTTAGGGTAACTTTCAACCAACTTCACAAATTCAGGGTCAGAGAAATGATTGTCAGTTAAATGTTTGTATGCGATTCCAATATCTTGTTGGAAATTCGGGAAAAACCGTTTCGTCGCCGATTCCATGTGAATCGCGGGAGATGGCAAATACATAATTTTAAAACCAGCTTTTAAGGCTCTAAAATTAAAATCGACATCCTCCATTTGCTGACCCGGCATAATTGTCATCCCTTTTAATTTGTCCAGAACATGCCGTTTTATATAGATACAGGATGTCGTTACATGGCAGACATAACGCGCCTTGTTGTATTCATCCTTGTCCGAATCTCTGAATCCAATGTGGGATATTCCTTGATTCCTAACAATTCCGCCCGCGTGTTGAATCTTTTTATCAGGGAAGAATAATTTGAAACCAAATATGTCGGCCTTGTCATAAAATTCGTTGACAAGCTTGAAGGTATCCCCGTTAATAAAAACATCGTCATCAAGTAAAATAACGTCGTTGCCGCTTGTTTGTAATAGCCCAAGATTAATCGCCTCCGCCCATGTTTTCCCACCAGAAATAAGATGCACCCAATAAGGCCAAGGGATATGGTGCAAGTTTTCAAAACAAATAAATGGGTGTGATTTAGGGTTTATTTTCCCGAGGCTTGGAATAATGACATCAACAACTTTTCTCATATTCCACCATCCACGGTTCTTAACCATTGGTTTTCTGATCTCTTCAAAAGTTTTTTCAAAGTTTTATCTCTCAACTCCCGATCTCCTTGCATAATCTCCGGGTATTCTCTTATCCATTCGTGAAAAACTGAATTGGGGATTGAGGCAATACGACGAAATTCACGATCTTTGCTAAATCCGTTGTTGTCCCCATTTCTTAAATTCCAATTGTGTTCCATCACATCGCCAACATATTCGTTATTGGTGATCTTAATTTGATCGCCTTTCATCTCGAATACTTGTTCAGGTAAATTTTCAGCTCTTATGATCATAAGGTTAAAAGTCCGGCAGGGGGCAATGCGCCCCCCACCGGGAACGGCATTAGGTCAAGTTCTTTACAACGCCACTGGCTTTCTCGTTGAGAGATTCCAGCGTGACTTCTGCGACAATGAGATATTTGCTTGCGTCACCCGTTGCGGCTAAGTCTTTTTTCTTAATCGGACGTAACCAGGCTTTTCTAAATTTCGCCATTTCAAGCGCGAAGATTTGGTTCGCCAAGCCCGTATTCATCACATGCGACAACACCAATTTCATCACTCCAAACGGAGACTCATAAACGTCAACCGAGTTCACGATCTTTTTGGCATCGGCGGTAACGTTTTTGGTCATTCCGGGGAAGTTCGTTGTGTTATTGAATGCGATTTTCTGCGATCCACCTGTCAAAATAACGTCTGGATCTCCACCGGCGGCCCACACTGTTTGCAATAAAGCATCAAGCAAGGCACTGGTCGAAGACCGGTTCGCGGTGGCCGTCGATTGGTTCGTGGTCACCCATCCGGCCAACCCTTTTAACTGACGAGCCGTTCCGCTCGCACCGCTTGCCGCGGCGCTGTTGATGACGAAGGCGTATTCGATATCGGTCGCCAATTCTTTCATGGCTTTTTGCATCTGATATCCGGCTTCGGAACTGCGTCCGGCTTTCTCAACAGCTTCTTGCGTTTCGCTGATCGTGTACTTCTTATCAATGATTTGGCAGTAGTTATTGAGACGCGAAGGCGCGGTGACGGCTACAGCCGTTGCATCGTTGCCTTCAATCTGAGCGTTCGCGGTAGGGGATGCCAAAGTATCCGTCAGCCATTCGTGTAATACTGAAGTTGCGCGAGTCGATCCGGTCATGCTGAGCACCGGGGTTTTGGTTGGTGAAATCATCGTGATCATGTCGATCAAATCTTCACGATTGCCAACCGCGGCATAAGTCTGGTATGCGTTTGTTGGAGCACCCATTTTTTTATTTCTCCTTTAAATGGACGCTAAACATTGAATCCTTTCATCCGAAGAAGTTCATTCCAGGCTTCTTTATTATTGGGATTGGCTTGCGCGAATTTCAACGCCGCGTTGTACTTGGTTTTCCAGTCGTCCGTTAGACCCGCTGAAGCTTGGTCACCGCCGCCAACTCGAACAACGGGCGGGCGTGGCTTCTGAGCGATAACAGGGGGCCTCGGTGCTTCTGGTTTTTTTGTCGCGGATTCTTTTAGTTCTTTGGCCTTTAGCTGGAAGTACAGAGCCTTCGCCCCTTCCGGGGTGTTGTAATAATTGAAAAGTTTGTCATCCTCTACACTCGCCACGGTTTGCTCAATCTGCGGAATGTAATCTAAGAAGTCGTCAAATCCAATATTCTTAAGTTCATTTGCGAGACTTTGCCGATTAGCCTGATAAACAACGGGGCTAAGTGACTGCTGTAGATGCTGAATCTCTCTTTCCAACATTTGGATTCTGTCTGCTTCCTGCTGTGACACTTGCCGATTTGAAATGGGTTGTTGTGGCTCTGATCGCCGCGGAGGTTCGTTTTGCAACTGCCTCTGTAATTCTTGGCGAATAGCCTCTAATTGTCGGCGTTCTTCGGCAACTCTCTGGGCTTTCTGAGTTATTGCCGCATCCGTTTGATCCATCCTGTTCAAATCGCGTAGTTTTATTTCGCGTTTAATCCCATTAATACTTTGGACAACCACATGATCGCCGTACTGGTCGAGGTCGATAACCTTTGGACTCTCGGGCTGTTGTTGTGTTTGTTCAACCGGTTGAATTTCTTCTTGTTTAACGTCTTTGTTTTCTTCGCCCTGTTCAGGCAAATTTGCTGGTTCCTCTTGAGTCGGTGTTTCTTGAGGATTTTTTACTTCGTCTTTTTGTTGTGGTTCATCTTGAACTTCAGCGAAATCAGGGAACAATTTTTCAGTTACCCCTTCACCGCTTAACGAATCAACTTGAATCGCACTTTGAACTACTTTTTGGTTTGCCGTCATCGTCCCATCACTAGGAATAGATGACATTTGTGAATGTGAATCAGGCGTCGCTTGAACCGTCGCGCTTTCAGTAGACGCTTTTCTTGGTACACCTTTAGGCCATCCCATCGTTATCGCCCTCCTTAAGGGTAGATATTTCCATCAAAGACGCTTTTGCACCCTCACCTTGGATGATCAAAGCATCTAAAAGCTGTACAGGTCGGCTGGCCGCGATAAACATTTGTTGCGCGTGTAGTCGTCCGGCATCGTCTTTGGCATTCTTGAGCATGTTAATCGCTTGTTCTTCCATCACTTTTAAAACTCGATCTTCAAACCATGCCCACTGATCTGAGACTTTAAAATCTTTCGCCTTCCCGCCTTCTTTGGCCTGGTTCTCCCAAATGACTGTTTGCTCTGTGGGAAAGTTAATTAATGACACCGAGTAACCCTGATGCTTCGGGGCTTGTTTGGGATAGTTGAGACGCGGGATCCATGATATTGCGTGGTTGACTTGCGATTCCCGGCGTCCTATTCGCGCCCTCTTGAGGTGGGGGAGGGATCGCTTGAATATCGTACTCGATCCCGTTTTTAATCCCCATAATTGGCAACACATGCTCAAGTAACTTCATTGGGTTCTTGAATTGAACTTGTCCGGGCTGTACAACGCCCGATTGAACCAATTGGAATAGAGCTTGATTGGCCTGATTCATCCGATCCATCACGAGTAAAAACTTATTGATTTGGGCTTGTTTATTGATCCCCAAATTAAGCTTTAAATCTAAATCGCCTTGAATAATCTCTTTGGCCGGGAAGTTATCATCGGCTTGCCCCCAATCAAGAACGGTGCCGGTGACTTGACGGACAAAATCGTCCGTGTCATAAAGTTGTTCTAAACGGAGTAAATAGCGAAGGGCGGGAATAAACGCGGTGTAAGCAACATTCTTAATAACAAACCCAAGCTTCTTGTTGGCGTTTTGCAATTGCTGAGTCGAGCCCGTCGCGGTATCCTCATTCGTCGGAGTCCCAAGCAAATTCGGAGGCAGTCCATTCTCATAATAGTCTTGCTCGGTTCGCATCCGTGAGGCGGTGGTAATGGAGATGGGGTTTTGTGTTTGAACCTCGCGAATCGCCAAATCAGCGGGGCCGATCCCCTGGACATACCCGCCAATTCTGCGATTTAATAAGGCCATCAAATCAACTTCAGCATCTTTATTGACGTAAGTTGTTGGCCTCAAAGAGCGTGCGACCGCTTCGCGTTCCTGGTTCGCGTCGGCATTGATTTGTTTCTGCAAATCCTCGGTAATTTCCGGGAATGATTTGCCTTTTATTCGGTGCGGTTCCGGGTAAGCGTATCCGATAACAATCGGCGGCCTATTGGTTTCAAACTTGCTAAATTTATACGGGAGTTCGTTTTCAACCACCCCGTACCCAACCACACTAGGCCCCTCGTCATCTCCAAGCAATATATAGGAAACAGATTCAAGTTTCTTATCATCATCCGGCAATAGATCCCACACTTCATAACACCAAATTTCTTTGGCCTCTTTTATTTTCGTGTCATCGCTAAAGGGCGAACCAAAATCTTCGGTTCTCTGGGTTTTGACAATATTGGTCGATGAAAATTCATCCTGCACATCCGACAACATTTCATAGTTCTTATAATCGCGCCGTCGGCATTCATCCTTTGTGATCTTGTAACGGTGGATCATGGGATACTTGTAGTAATTCTTCCAAGTGGCCCGTTTGGAAATAAAAACATCTTCGGGGGGGAGACAATCAAAGCCGGGCTCGTAGGCCGTAACGTATTCATCCTCACGTTCGCCAACCTGGACGACATTGCCTAAAATATCTTGTGCAAAAACTGGAACAGTTTCTTTTTCCGTCTCAAGTTTTGGATATACCTTGATCGCGCAATAACTTGTGCGAACCGCATCGACGGACGCTTCGTAAAGCTCGTTATAGAAATTGATGGGATTGCCATTGAGCCGGTAGTTCATCACCGTCTTTGAGGCCACTAATTTTTCGTGCTGGGTCGGCTTCCAGGAACTTGTATCGACAATCTCTTCCGGGTCGGAAAAAATGGTATCGATAATTTCAACGACAATTCTTTGGACATTGGTATAAGTCTTTTTAATAAATAGGCGCGGGATTCCGAGCGTCTCCGAATACTTCCGTTCCTTCTCGGAAAACTTCCCGTCATACAAATCCATATCTTTAACCATTCGATCATCAATCTCATCGCGTAACGTTTTTGACGAATCGAATATGCTTTGACCTTGAGACAGAAGAAAATCGTCGGTTAATTTATATTCTTTAGACAAGCATGGCCTCCGCATCAGGGATGGCGGGTTCGATCGAACGTTCAAACCACGGGTTCCACTTAAGCCGATTTTGAAGAATGTATCGCATGGCGGCGTGGTGGTCGTGAATGCCTTCCTGAATTTTGTCCTTCATTCCCTTTGTATCCTCATTGGCCCATGTATCGCGCTGAAGTGTCTTCATCGTCTTAATCAGCTCTTGATTCTCGGGCCGGTTAAAAATAAAAAATCGTGGTTTCTTTGAAATCGGGTGAATCTTAAGCCGCTCTTTGACGGTATTGACTCCGGCGGCGATTGACCCGTGATACTTGTCGCCCTTAAATGCCCGTGGAATCCGATCAACACCTGTGGTCATCATCTTGAAAATGTTGACCCCGTGAAAAATATTGAGGCTTGAATCGTTCGATGGATCAAACACCGTCCAGGCCATGCGCTTTCCCTGTGTTAAGCGTTTCACATCCGCTTTAAACTCGGTTGTATCGACGTTGCGTTTGTAACAGGTATCAACAAAAAAGTTTTCCTCTCGATCAATAAAAGCCAACGTCGCGCAAGAGTCTTTGACCATGTGTGCGTCGATCCCCATAAACCCCAAATACAATTGGAAATGACAATCCGGCGTATGTGATTGAAGGCCACAAGTACAGCCCGTCTCGAACGGCTCAATCACATGGATCTTCGGATCAAACAACTTCCCATAAATAAGCCCTGATAATGAGACATATTCGCCCAAAAGCCGCATCTTGAGTTCTTCATAGGATTGCATCTCGTTAAGGATCTCTCTTAACACTCTCAAGTTTGCGTGGGGGTTACACACCGAGGGTATCTGATACCAGTCAACCTTGTTGCCGTTATAGTCTTGCCCTCTTGAAAATAGTTCGTATGTCCAACTCATGCCATCATCGGGTGTCATCGTAAAAAGAACATCGAGTTCTGAGGCCGTGGTAAATCGCATCAAGTTCTCTTTATAGACTTCGTGCCGAGGTTCTTCGTCTAAAACAAGCATATGGCGCGCGGGACCGGCGAATGTGCCTAAGTCCTGCTTGTTCGACATAAATTCAATTGTCCCGGTAAGCTCTTTGGTCGATGGATCAATAAACTTAATGGTCGATTCACCCGCCGAAAAACTCTTTTCAAACGATCCCCCGATCATCCGATCAGCCGGACACCACTTTCTATATGTCGGGATTAAGTTCCGAATGATCCCGTTCTCGTAGTCCTCGCCGATCACCCGAACATGCTGCGGCCCGTTTCTAACCAACCTCTTTTTTGGATACGCCCATTTAAAATTTTGCGGTTTGGTCGGATCAAAGCAGTAAGGAAGTACCCCAGTGGCCTTGATGATGGCTTCGATGGTTCCCAACGTGGTCTTGCTCGATTGGTTGCCGCCACTAGCACCGCGAATCGAGGCTTCGGAGAGGTGTACGTCGATAGCCCCGTACAACTTGGTCGGTATGTCGTCGTCCTTGAGGTACTCCCTTAAAAACGCTGACCGCTCCCCGGATATGTTCCCGGTCACCGGCTCATAAAAATAAAATGGGTTTGCCTTCTGAAGTTCTTTTTGACGAGTCTCTAACGCTTCTAAAATCTGGGTGTATTCATCCCGCAAATACTTCTTTTGAAAATAATCAAGGCGGCGAGGGCTTCTCTTCGCTAGTTCCTTACCGCGTTTGCTCATGTAGTCGATGAAATGGTCGGCCATAACCTCCCGGAAGACACCAAGAAATACACAACATTTCTTCTATAAAACAGAAAAGACGAACCCCCGGTATTCCCGGAAGTTCGCCTTTAATTTTTAAATAGCGAAACTTTTAAACTAAATCATGGGGCTTTATTGACTTCGCTTCTCGAACAAAAACAATATCACCCTTATTCATCTGAACTTCAATCGTCCCAAAAAACTCTTCTTTTTCAAGACGCAAAAAATACTTCGCCAATTTGTCGATCATATTATTGCATTAAACCGCTTTAATTTCCATATTTTAATTAAACTTTTTTGTCCGTTCAACTCTTGCTTCATACGTCTCATTAAAACAATGCTTCTCTAACATCTGCACCCGTTGCAAAATCTCATCTAACTTGTAGTACATCTCTTGCAACTCATTAAAGATATAGGTCTTATCATGAGGCATCCTCTGCTTCTTCTTCGACTCAATGACCGCCATTACTTCATCTCCGACGGGCAAAGACACTCCGACACCAACCGACGAATCGAGGCCCTCATGTTCTTATTATCATCTCGAACTTCCTCAATAAACGCTTCCATCTGGACAATAAGATCAATCTGCAACTCATCTAAATCCTTCTGGACAATCGGCCTGTTCTCCTCCATCATCGCTGGTTTGGCCTTAACCCCAGCACAACCAGAAAGCAACAAACCAATAACAGCCAATCCAATTACTTCCCCGCGCATTTCTTCTTCCCTTTCTTCTTCATCATCTTTTTATCCATAACATAGCCCTCCTTATTTTACTTCCATCCAAAACAGTTCCTAATCACCCCATGCCCACCATAACAATCATAATAATGCGGAATAATAAACCGATGAAATCGATCTAACCGGTACTCCCCAGAACTTACCCCACATTTAAAACAAAAAATCTCCCTCGTCGGAAAATGCGTCGGAAATTCATCCCTTCCTTCTCCAATCAACTTC